CGTCAGATCCACGCCACCGTCAGGCGCAAGGCGCCAACCCGTAACCCGCGCGGGAAAGGGCCCCAACCGATCCAGCGCCAGCGTCACGCTATCCCAGGGACGCAGTCGCAGCGCGGAAAGATTGGCCGGGAAGGCCACTTCGCGCTGACGGCGATTGCGTTCCAATTCGGCCTTCATGATGCGCTGCACGGTCGCGACAGAAGTCGTCAGCGGAAATTCCATGCTGCGGTAAATCGCCTCACCCCCATCCTCGGCCACGTAATTCGCGGCGAGCAATGGCGGCGCATCGGTCGGTTGCCAGTTCTTGGCGGGATCAACATAAACCGCGCGTACGCCGTTAAAGAGATCCCGGCGCGGGCGGCTGCCCTGGATGGTGACATCACCACGTAGCGCATTGGCATTGAGTGTGGTGACAGGCAGCGCGGGTCCGCCCGCATGAATAAAGAATCGCCCGCCCGAGACCACCAGCGCGCCCGCCATGGCAGCCACCAGCTTGCGGGTGATGGCAATCTTGCCCTCACCAAGCGAGACACGGCCATTGACCGTATAGCGCTTTTCATAAACGCCGGCGCGCGTCCCGATCAGCTCATCACAGATATTGGCAGCGGCAATCAATGCCGGGATGTCGATATCATCCCAGGATGCCTTCCAGCCAAAGGGCGCGGTGAGGTACCAGGCAAGGCAGAGCGCGGGATTGTCAGACCAGCCGGTGGCATTCGTGCGCGGGTCCAGAATGCTATTCGCGCCCTGCACCAGGGCTGCGATATTGGGCGGTCCAGAGGGAAAGGCCTGGGCGGTGATTTTGAGCCGCACCGCGACATAGGCGCGCCCGCGGCCGCGATGATTGGCGGTCCATTTGCCGCCGGTCTCTGCGATCAGATTGGTATTCGCCACCTGGTCTGCCGCGCCCAAATGGCGATCAATTCGCACCAGGCCGGAGAACTTCGCGTCCGTCGCGAGCGTATCGCCGAGCCAGACATCGCCGATCGAATGCACCCGATGCGCGGCGAGCACGACGACAGCGTAGAAATACCCATCGGCGCGGCCCTGATCATCGGTTGCGGAATGGATGAACACGATGGGCCCGCCGACCTTACAACGGCCAAAGACGATCTGGTGTTCCGTCAGTGGCTGGCGGACGGATTGCGTGCGCCCCGCGCCCGGGGCGGTGGTATTATCGACCGCGCGGCTGGGAATAGCGGGGGATGAGGGCGGGCGCGAGGGAAAGACGGAACCGCCGACGCTGGTAATGGCAAAGGCGGTACCGGCACCGACCAGCGCGCCGATGATCCCCCCGCCCACTGCGGCTGAGGCCACCGCGCCAACCGCGACGGCGATGATCGGGATGGCGACAGGCATTCAGCCAATCCTCCAGGCTAAACTGCAATCCGTAATTGCTGCGGTGGTCAGGCCATGCGTGCCGACAAAGGCAGCGCGGCCTGCTTCGACCACCACGCCCAGGCGCGGCGCATCGCCGGCCAGGACGATATCGCCCGCGCGCGCATAGGCAGGCGCGATGCGTGGAAAGCCTGCGCTATCTGCCGAGGCCGCAAGGCAGGGCCGCACAGTCACGTTGGGCTTATGACCTGTCACAGCCTCCACAGCAGCAAGCGCGAAGCTCGCGCAATTCCAATGCCGCGTGTCAAAGGCGCGTGCCTCCGCCGCCGACAGCAGCGCCGCCAGCCGCAACGCCCAATCTGTGCGCCGCCGCGCTGCTAATGGCGGGTCGGGCTCGGCGGTTGGGGCCATGGGGACAGGGCCTTCTTGAACTGCGCGTCCGGTGTGTATAAATACGCACATGAACAGGCGCGACGTCATTCGGGCGCTCAAAGCCAATGGTTGGGTGCAAGTCGCCCAAAAGGGCAGTCACGTGCAGTTCAAGCACCCGTCCAGGCCGGGGCGGGTGACGGTGCCGCACCCCAAGCGCGATTTGCCGCTCGGAACCCTGCGCAGCATCGCGCGACAAGCCGGCCTCAGGATGGAGTGACCACCATGTCGGAATACATCGCCCTGATCCATAAGGAACCCGGCAGCGATTACGGCGTTTCCTTTCCGGATTTTCCCGGCTGTATTTCTGCCGGGAAAACCCTTGATGAGGCACGCGCGGCAGCGGTTGAAGCACTCGCTTTGCATATCGAAGGCATGATTGAGGATGGTGAAACCATCCCCGCAGCTTCAACCTTGGAAACAGTAATGGCGGAACGCGCGCATCGCGAAGCGGTGGCCTTTCTGGTCAAGGCACCAGCGCAGCATACGCGCGCTGTGCGCGTGAATATCACCCTGCCGGAAGATGTGCTGGCCGAGGTAGACAAGGAAGCTGGCCGCCAAGGGCTGAGCCGCAGTGCCTTTCTGGCACGCGCCGCGCGACGCGCCATGAATGAAGCTGCTTGAGTTGAATTCCATGTGATGGTGTGTGGCAATCCGCCCGCCGCATCACTGCGCCGGCAGGCGTATTTCCGCCTCCTGCAAGGCGGGCACATATTCGAAAAAGCGGTCGCCCTGATATTCCGCCTGCTGATCGGCATCGGTGTAGCGCCGCACCTCAGCGCGCTCGAGATCCACCAGGCGGCTTTCGCAGGTCAGTGAAATCCGGGCCTCTGTGCCGTCCGTCACTTCCATCACATCCATCAGCCCGGCCCAAAGCGGGAATGGATCGGCGACAAAAGCCCCCTCGGCATCCAGCAGCACGCCCCATAGCCGTGCGGGACGGAGCCGAAAGCTGCGCTCCGCCAAAGCGATATCCACCACATCCTGCGGCACTGGCGAGAGCGAGAGCGTCAGCCGCACCGCGCGTAATTCAACGGTCTCCTCAATCTCGCTGACAGCACCAATGGCGCCGAGCCCCTCAAACACCTTCCCCGCCCAATGCAGTGGCCCAATCCCGGTCCAGGCCCGGAAAAACCCTGAGGCGAAATCAAGCTCTACCAGTACAACAGGTGCCGCGACCGGCGACGCCGCAGCGGCAATGGCAGCCGGCGTGAGGCGCGGCGATGGATTGCTGCCGGACATTACAACGCCTCCTCAAGCCGGATGGTGATGGCGGTAAAGCCGCCCGGGCGGGTTGGGTTCGCGGCCTCATCATCCGATACCAACCGCATCGGCACGCTCGGCTTGGTCAGCACCAGCGGCTGGTTCACCAGCAATGCCTCGCGCAAGGGTGGCGCGATTGGAATGGTGGCGGTGCCAGTGCCGGATGCGGTGATGGCCTCGGTCGCGATATAAAGCCGTCCGGCAAGGCCGATCATGTCCCCCGCACCGATCGCCAGCGCATTCGGATACCAACCCTGCGTCTGGATCGAGAGCGCACCGCGCGGCGCGCCCGCCGCCAGCGCCGGATTGCCCGAACCCACCACAAAGCCCGTGCCATCGGTAAAGATCGTCGCGTCGTTAAAGGAGAATGGACCGCTTGGCACTTGCCCCTGGCTGCGCGGATCGCCACTGCGGAATTCCCGCCGCCAATCATAGATCCTGACCGTATTGAGCGATCCCGCAAGCGCCGCCAGCAACCCTTCCAAAATACCACCCCGCCTGCGATCCAGCGGTTCAAAACTCGCCTGCGCCACCCAGCGCGCACCCTCACGCCGCAGCACCTGCGCCTGGCGCGTGATGGGCGACACAAAGCGCGTGGTGTTGTGCTGCAAATAGAATGTCAGCCGCGTCGGGCGCAGCGCCTCGGGCCAGGCATATTCAACCATGGCTGTTACCCCCGCACGGTTTCGTAAGCGCTGCCGCCACGGCGAATGGCATCCAGCGTCATGCTTGATGACTGCCGCGCAATCTGCCCGGCCAAAATCCGCAGCCGCGCCTCCACCCCCGCATCGGCGCCGCGCGCATCAATGGCGATGGAGGTATTGATCGTGGTGCCACCCGGCGCGCTGCCGTTCGGCAACACCGTGCCGGCCTGGTTCGGCACAAACCATTCCGGGCCGCGTTCGCCAACGATATAGGGCTGCCCCGCCGCGACCGGGCCACCATCGGCGCGGAACAATCCACCAATGGCGGTGCCGATATCATTCAGCCAGTTCCCCGCGCCAATACTGGAAAGCCCAGCCGAGGCCGCATTGCCCAGCGGTTCCGTTATGGTGCGCCGGGCGATGATGCGCGTCATGTCCTGCAACAGGCCCTTGAGCACTTCAGACAGCCTGGCGCCGCGCACAATCGCGTCCTCAAAGGCCGAGGAAAAGGCAAAGCCCAATTCCCGCGCGGCGTCGCGGGTGTTTTCGGTGCTGCGCTTGATGCGCTGCTCGGCCTCCTCCAATTCGTTCAGCGCGCGTTCTCCTTCGCGGGCGATGGTCTCGGTGGGGATCGGCCTGCCAGCGCGCTCGGCACGCTCCGCCAAATCGCCCAGCCGTTCCAGGCGGCGCTGATAGCGTTCATAAGCATTTTCATTATCCAGGATCAGCCTTTCGCGTTCGCGCAATAGGTCATTCAATTCGCGTTCCGCCGCGCGATCAGCGGGCGGGATGGCGGCCACACGGCGGGTGGTGCCCTCGATACGGCGCAGCGCCTCATCACGTTCTTGCAGCGCCAGGGTTTCAAGGCGGCTGCGGTCCGCGGCGGTGATGCCACCGGCGGCCTCGGCCTCACGCAGGCGGCGGACGCGGTCCTCATATTCGCTATTGATGCGAAAGCGGTCATCGAGCGCGCGGCGCAATTCCTCGGCATCCGCGCCGGCGCGGCGGCGGCGTGCATCGGCGGCTTGGGCGGCGGCGCTTTCCGCCTCGCGCTGCTGGCGTTCGCCGGAGGCCTGTTCGCCGCGCGTGATTTCCTCCGCGAGTTCCTGATACTGCCGACGCAATTCCTCCAGCCGGGCGGCGCGATCCACCCCGGCCTGTTGCTGCGCGGTGCCGACCAGGCCGCTGCGGATGGTGCCGCGACGTGGTTCGGCGGGCTGGCTTTGGCCTTCGATTTCAGCCTCAAGCCGGGCGATTTGCGCGCGCAGCGCCGCTGCCTCCGCACGGCGCGCGGCCTCCTGCTCGGTTGGCAGCAAAAGGCCAGAGCCGCGCCGAACGCCATCCAGCACGCGCGCAGCGCCGGACAGCGCCTGGGCCAGTGTATTGGAAAGCCCGATGGCCTGATCCAGCCGGGCGAGGAATTGATCCGTCGCGACGGTGAGCTGCCCAAAGGCACGCCCCACCGAAAGCGGCGCGCGTTCAAATTCGCCATTCAGCTTTTCAACGGCGCCCAGCAGCGCGGGAAACACCGTATCGGCGGTGAGCTTGCCCTCAGAGCCGAGCTTGCGGAGTTCACCGATAGAAACGCCAAGCTCGCGCGCCAGCGCCTGCGCAAGGGTGGGCAGGCCTTCCAGGATGGAACGCAGTTCATCGCCTTGCAGCGTGCCTGATGCCAGGGCCTGGGCTAGCTGCTGGGTGGCGGAGGAGATTTCCTGTTGCGAGGCGCCCGAGGCGATGGCGATGCGCTGCAAGCCGCCGACCAGAGTTGCAACCTGATCCGAGGTGGCACCGATCTCCCGCGCGGCGATGGAAAACCGCGCGAAGGCGTCGACGCTCTCGCGGACGGCGACGCCGGTTTGCAGGCTATCCTGATAGAGCCGGTCATAGATTTCCCCGGCGCGTTCAACCGAGCCGAGCGCGGTATTGAGCCTTCCCATGGATTGGGTGAGCGCATCGCCGGCCACCACCACCGCGCGCAGCCCGGCAGCCAAGCCCGCGATCTGCACGCCGCGCACGGCGATATCCAGCAAATCCAGCGCGCGGGACGCACGTTCCGCGCCGCCCTGGATGCGCGCGAGGGAGCGTTGGCCGGCCTCACCAACCTCACGCAATTCCTGCTTTACGCGCGCGGCGTCGTCCAAGGACAGGCGCACCGAGACACGGCGGGTGGCGTCAGCCATGGGGCGTTTCCTTTGCGTCTCTTTATTGGTTGCGTTTAATTCGTTTATTTCGTATATTGTGGCCCAACCAAGGATAACGGAGGGTCACATGCTCGCCCTGCTTGACCAGGCTGAGCCTATCGTCGCTGACGAGGCAGAGGCCGCCATCGCCAAGACTGCCGCTGCCTGCCTAGCACCCGCCGCGCGCGCTGGTCAGGGTGTTCAGCTTTTACTGCGTGAACAGCCCAATGTGGTTGTCCCCTTGCCGGCGCGTGCGCTGGAAGTCGTGCTCACTGTCCTCGACGCCATGGCGGATCGGAGACCTATTTCGGTCATTCCGCATGATGCTGAACTGACCACGCAGCAGGCTGCCGATTACCTGAATGTGTCACGTCCTTTCCTGATTGGCCTGATTGATCGAGATGAACTTTCACATCGCATGGTGGGGCGGCATCGCCGTGTGCGCTTTGCTGATCTTTTGGCCTATGAGCGTGCTTCTGCCCAAAAGCGAAAACTGGCCTTGGCGGAAATGGCTGCGGAGGCACGCCGGCTGGAACTGGATTGACGCGTGATTTCCACCTTCACAGCATTTTTTGATGCAAATGTCTTTTATGGGGCACGCCTGCGCAGCCTCATTCTGTTTCTCGCCCAGACAAAGCTTTTTCGGGCGCGATGGAGCGACAGGGTGCATGACGAATGGATTCGTAATCTGCTGGAAAAGCGGCCAAGCCTTCAGCGTGCCGATCTCATGCGGACCCGCCAGTTGATGGATGCTGCGGTCCTGGACGCTTTGGTCACGGGCTATGAACCACTGATCAATGCCATGGACTTGCCGGATCCAGATGACCGGCATGTGCTTGCGGCGGCGGTCGTCTGCAAGGCGAGTTGTATCGTCACTTTCAATATTTTGGATTTTCCAGAGGAAAGTCTGATGCCCTACGGGCTGCATGCCGTGCATCCGGATGATTTTCTGCGAGATGTTGAAAGTGTTGACCCGGCGGCTTTCGCCGATGCCGTTTGGGAAGATCTGGACCACTACCGGGCGCCTCCACTTGACCTTCCGGAATATGTTGTCGCGCTCCGCAAGGCAGGAGTACCGCGTATTGCAGAACAAATCAGCAAACTCGCCCCGATCCTTGAACGCCGCTAGACTGCGCCCCTTCAATACAAGGTCCAGAAGCTGAGGCATGCCTTTCGGTATTACCCTCGGCCATGCCGAAGCGCATCGCCATCAGCATCTCAGACGCTGCCCAACCACTGGCGCCGAGTTCGCGTGCGGCAGCGAGGGCATGCGTGAATGGGAGCGTGATGCCGGCCATGCTGGCCTCAGCGCAGGCGGTGCCGGCGGCCCAGCAGGCATGGGCCTCGACGCTGAGCGGTGCGTGTTGCGTGTAGGGGCAGCTATCGCCGCAATCGCGCGCGATTGCCGCGCAGCCGCGACAATATTCGGGCCCGCTGCCGAAATGCCATGCGGCGCGGGCCCTTAGGCGTTTCCCTCCATGGCCACGGTAACGACTGGTGAGGTTGCGCGGTCCCAGAAGGCGGCGGCGATGTCGTCCAAATCCATCAGGCGTTCGACGGCATCGGGGGAAAGCGGCAGCGGCTTGCCGGAGGTATCGCCGATGCCTTCCCAGGCGAGGATGGCGTGGCGGGCCAGTGCCTTGACCAGGAAGGCGAAGGCGAGGCCGCGGGCCATGTCGGGGTCGAGCTCCGGCTCTGCCGCACGCAGCGCGCTGAGGCGGCGGGCGGAGGCTGCCTGGGCGGCGGCCATCACGGCGGTGGTGACCGGGCGGATTTCCACGCGGACGCCGCGCGGGAGGGTAAGCCAGTAGGGGGTGGTGGGGAGGTCGAGGGTGAGCATGGGGGGACTCCTTTATGATCGGCCTTGACCTCGAGGGATCGAATGGCCAAGTTGGACAATGCTTTTCAAGGAGCGTTCCCGTGCCGAATGTCAGCCTTACGCCAGAGCAGCAGAACTTCATCGAGGCCCGGGTGGCCTCGGGCCGTTTTTCCAGTGCCAGCGAAGTGATGCGACATGCGCTTCGGCTGATGCAGGAGGCAGAGGAACGCCGAGAGCGTTTTGTTGCTATGCTTTGCGATGTCAGCGAACGAGCGGACCGTGAAGGCACCCTTTCTGCTGAAGAGGTGGACGAGGAATTGAAAGCGGTGATTGCCGCAACCAAGCGGCGCGCTTGAGTCCCGCCCAAAGACGGGCAGCGGCTCGCTTCACTCGCGAGGCGTTGGCTGACCTCCGAGCCGCGATTGGCTGGATCAACAGGGAGGATCCAATAGCCGCTGACCGGCTACGCATCGCGGCGAACCAGGCAACTAAGGCTATTGGAGAACATCCACTCATTGGTTTTGTGCGCACTGAATTCGCGCCCGAACGGTTCCGGTTTTTTGTGTTGCGCCGTCTACCGTATCTGTTGGTCTATGAGCCGGAGAAGAACCCACCGCGCATTTTGCGGGTGGTGCACGCTTCACAGGACTTGGCTGTGCTGCTTACTGATCTCCCAGGCGAAAGAAACTAATCAACAAATCGACGATAGGTTTTTGGCAAAGCACATGGATGGGAGTGGAAGGATGATGGCGCAGACCGTGAGCGTAAAAGGCGCTAGTAGCCTCACCCATACTCCGCCCCCACCTGCTGGTTCCTGAGCACCACCGTCATCATCCGCCCCGCCGTCGCGTTAAACGCAGCCCTGAAATCAAAGCTCGCCTCCACCCCCGCTGGCCCTTCAATCGGCGTCTTGGCCAGCGCCAGATAAACCTCATGCAGCGTGATCGTCAGACTGCGATTGGCATCCATGGTGAAGGCCATGGCGAATTCCGCCGGCGTGCCACCCTGTGCCTGCGCCAGTAGCACCGTATTCTCAAACCGCACCGTGATTTGCCCGGTGCAGCGCGCAATGCCGGGATCAACGCCCTCCACCTTCCGGTCAGCGCGGATCGTGCGCACTGTCTCCATCCCATTCGAAAAGCTGATCCGCGCGCCAGTCACCTGCGCCAGCGCCGCACCGGCGCGCGTGATGGAACCCTGCGCCTTATTGAAGGCCGTGAAGGCCGCGCCGCTTGGCGTGCCGCCGGAACTTGCCGCACCGCGGAGTGATCCCTGGCCCAGCAGCCCAATCGTCGCGCTGGCAGCACCGGTGGGCGTGAAATCCATCTCCAGCGTATCAGCGCGCACGCCCGTGCACACATCGTAATTCGGCACATCGGGATAGCCGATTTCGATACTGTTCGAAGGCAGCGCCGCAAGGCCCGAGCCAAAGCTATGGATGAAATTCGGGCTGGTGCCGCTCGTGGTCGGTGGGCCGAACAACAGGCGCAGCCAATGGCCGAAATTGATCAGATCAATCGGCACCACCGCCTGGCCCGCCACCGTGACCGTATCCAATAGCGGCGCGCCAGTGTCTCGATTGCCGCCAATGCCAATCACATCCGCATCCAGCAGCGGCTGCTCCGCGCCCAGATTGCAGGTCAGGAAGGGCATGCGCCGCCAATTGCCGCCAGGCGGTGTGCCATAGCTGGCCTCGGGAATCATCAACAGGCGTGCATTCGCGCCAATGGCACGGGGCATGGGGTTTCTCCTGGTGGGCTATCAGGCCAGCGGTGACCCGATGGCAGTAAAGAACAAAGCGACAGACAGGCTCGCGGCACGCGCGCTGGCCGCGCCTTCGAATTCAACATCCTCGATGTCCGCGCTGCCGGGCTGCGCCCATTCCACCGCGCCACCCAGCATGGGATCGGCAGTGATGGCGGCGGCGATGGTAACCAGCATTATATCCAACAGCGCATTATCCGCCGCCAGCACTTCGATTTCTGCGCGGTGTTCAATCGCATAAGCCAAGGGTGAGAGGATCGGTGTTTCCGCCACACTCTCCCCATCGCGCAGTACCACCAGGCCACCTTGGGGCAAGCGCTGCGGCACGGTCTCATTGCGGCGTATCACGGGCACCGGGTTGCGCGCGGCCAGGCTGGCGTTCAGGCGCGCGAACAGGGCGGTCAGGGCGGTTTCGCGTAGGCTCATCGCTGCCTCCCTGCCTCGGCGGCCCAGGCCGCCACAAAACGCCCAGGCAGACGGCGCAGGCCGCGCTCTGCCGCACCCTTTACGTCCAGGCGTTTTGTGAGCTTCACCTGCGGCAGCAGCAGGAACATCGGCACCATGCCGCGCGCGAGCAGCCCGCGCGCCCAGGCCTCTCGGCCTCGGCGATGGGCGGTGCCGATTTCTGTCACACCGCCGGCAATCAAGCGCAGGCGCTGCCGCCGCCGCCCGGCATGTTCCCCGGCGCGGAGTGGCAGGCACCAGACAAAGCCGCGCCCTGATTTGAATGGCCGCAGAAACGCCTGGCCCGAGGCCACCATCTGCGCCGGCGTCACGCGCATGCCTTTCTCGCCCCGCCCGCGCCTGCCACGCGCGGCGTTAAAGCCGGTTGGGATAGCGAGGAACTTCCGCCCGCCCTTGGCGCGGATCAGTGCGCCGCGCTCAAAAGCATCAATCACCTTGGGGACCTTGGTGAATACCAGCCCGGCGGGACGGAGTGACTGACCCGTGCGGGGAAACACCATGGACCGCCAGGCATTGGCGATGCCGCGCGCATTGCCGGCAAAGGCGGTGGTGACCTGCTGGCGGAGTTCGGCTTGGACCTCTGCGGTCCCGGTGCGGATCGCGGTCATGGCGGCGCGTTCGCCCGCGCGCAGTTCCTCGGCAAGCATTTTTCGGAGATCACCGACCAGCTGCGCGCCAAGCCTCATGCTGCGTGCCTATCGTTGGCAAAAGACGCGCCAGGCCGTGCCGCTGGCGTCGCGTTCGGCATGGCGGACGGTGAGCACTTCGCTGCCGATTGAGAAACTATCGCCCGCGGCAATATCAGGCAGGGTGGCGATGGCGAGTGAGAGAATATCGCTGGCCGAAATCACCTCTGTCCCGAATGCATCCGCCATGCGATCGGGCGAGGAACGCAGCACGCGCAGGCTGACCGGCGCGCCGATGCCGCCCTGGCGATAGAGGGCATCCACACCGAGATGCGCATCCGCGATCAGGCTCGCCATCGCCACGTCGAAGGCGTTCATCGTTTCAGTACCTCGACAATGCGCGGCAGCGTCTTTTCGGCGGAGCGGCCAATGACGTAGCCGCCCAAGCCAATCTCAACGATGTTCCAGAGCTTCAGCGCCTCGGCCTCACTGATTCCGGGCGCCGACCAGCCGAGCCAGCGTGCGACGATCAACAGGCCAAAGGTCAGCATCAGGATCGGACGCCAGCAGGCAGCGAGCCAATGTTCCGATTGGGCCTCGGTCTTGATGATATCGGCGGCGGCCTTTTCCAGTTCACCGGCGCGCGCCAGCAGGGCGGCGTTCAGTTCCGCCTCGGCACGCTGCCGTGCCTCGGCGTCGGGGAATAGGCGTTTCAGCGCATCGCCCAGGATCGGTACCAGCGCGGGCAGCAGGGCGCCGATCATGGGTATTTCCCCCGGTCCAATTCGAAATGCGGGCCATCGGGGAAGCTCGCCCAATCACCACCCCAGGTGATAGGCACACCGCATTGCCGCGCGGCGGCTTTCACGGCGCTGGCGAGTTGCGCGTACAAAGGCCAATCCCAACGGATTTCGCCATTCTCCGGCACGCCATCTCCATCATCGAGCCAATAGCCGAGATCCACGGCATGGCCCGTCAGGTGCCGGCTGTTCATGGTGCGCGATGCACCAAGCGCGACAAGCTTGGCCTGGCGCTCGCGGGAGCGCAGCCCTTCCAGCACGATGAAGGGCGCGGCCTTGCGCGCCTCGATCACCACGCGCACGAGATGGGGATGCACGCCTTGCATGCGTTCATGGTCACGCGCGAGCAGGTTCGTCATGTTCACGCCCCCGCCGCCGGAACGCGGTTGAGCCAGACGCGCACGGTGGCGTCTGTCGCGAGCGCCGCGAGGGTCGCGATGCCCACCTGGAAATTGCCTGTGGCGGTGGTGGTGATGCGCCGGTTGGTGTTGTCCCAGAACACCCGCACGCCGGCGGCGATGGCGAGCGCTGGTTCCTTGGTAAGGTCGAACACGCCCGTGGTCGCGGCCTCGATCATGGCGTTCTGCACGCCGTCCACGGCGGCGACGCCAAACAGCGCACCGACCAAGACGCCCTGACCGGCGGAAACACCGGTCGCATAGGGCACGGCAATCGCCAGGCTATTGCCCGGCTGAATGAAGTTACGCATGGGGAATTCTCCTTTTACATGTGCGGTGCCGTTGGAACCGCCCTTTGTTTGGATTAGAGTGAGAGAAGTTTCAGGAGGTGCCTGATGAGCTGTTCAAGTCGTGGTTCACGCGTTGCCGCGCATCACGCCAAATTGCGCGCGCTTGGCTTGCGACGGATTGAAATATGGGTTCCGGATACGCGCGCGCCCGGCTTTGCCGAGGAAGCGCGACGCCAATCCCAGCTTGTTGCTGCAGAACACGATTTTGGCGACATGATGGATTTCATCGCGCGACACGATCCCTGGTCTAATGATGACCAGGGGCCGGATGGCGCGACTTTCCCGCTATAGAATTTTGATGCCAGATCATCGTGAGCCACCATGGACCAGCCTATTTCAGCCACAGAAGCAAACCGCGCCTTTTTCCGCCTAATGCGTAAGGTACGCGAAGAAGGGCGGAGCTTTGTGATTACCTTGCATGGTGAGCCGGTTGCTCGGATCCACCCTTGCAATGCGGCCTTAGCAAGCCAAAAAGCTGCAAGAGTGGCGTTGTTTGCACGTCTTTCGCGCCAAGCTGTGTCAAACATAGGCCACTGGTCGCGCGACGAATTATACGAGCGCTGAGGTAAGGTTCGCAGGCGGGGTCCATCTGCTTACCTGACTGGCCTGGTGTCATCATTCGAAATCCCTTCAGCGGCAATGCGCGCTGAAGGGGTCGTGGCCGGTATCACGCACCCGGATTGAACCAAGCCCCGCGCCAATCAATGGCGCCGACGCCGAAGTCAAAGATTACGCTGACTTCGACACCATCCACGCCGGAGACCGGGCCGGTGGTGACCTGCGGTCCCTCGGCACCATTCAGATAGCCATAGACATAGACAGGCGCGGTCGGCGGATCGGCAAATAGGTACCAGCGATTATTCGGGATCATCGGTTCGACCAGCGGCTGGACAAAGCCGGCATAGATATTGGCGTGGCTGATCTGCGTGGCGCCAACACTCACCGTCAATTGCCGCGCAGGCAATTCAAGGCTCGGGCCGACCAGCAGCTTCATGGCATTGCCGACGGAAATCGGCAGGCCATCCAGCGTCTTTTGGCGCAGGATCGCCGCACGTCCAGCAGCGAGGTTATTGATGTCCAGCGCACTGCCCGCCGCCGCCTTATTCAATCGCGCGGCCGCCGTGCCAAAGACGGCAGCCGGGCCGTTCGTCAGTGTCGGGCCATCGCCATTGGCCTGATTGAGCAACGCATAGGCCGTGGCATTCTCGAAATCCGCCACGCGCCGGCCAATCGCAGCGGCAAAATCCGTGAAGGCACCCAGGTCGTCATTCACCAGCATGGGCCGCGTGACACGGATGCGCCGCGCGAAGGTTTGCAGCAGAACGATTTCCTGGCTTTCCGACATGGTGCCGGCCTGGATCTCGCCATTCTCCATCAGCGGCATCAGTGTCGGGAAATCACCCACGCGCAGATGCCGGTGCGGCTTGAAGTCCCGGAAATCGCGCCGCAGGAAGATCTGCCGATAGCTCGGCGCTGCCGGCTGATAGGCAGCGAGCAGCATTTTGTTCGCCGCAGCCGAGAGCAGCAGCGGAAAGTCCGAAGTGGTGTGGAAGGCGCGTTCGGCGAGCAGTGTAGGGTTGCGCGGCACATTGCGTTCACCGCGGACCCGCAGCAATTCGCCGATCATGTCCGAAGGCCGCCAGCCTATGAATTCGGCGTGCCGCCCCGTGCCTTGCGGCTGGTAGCCTGGCATGCTGCGCGCGGCCAAGGCTTCCGCCATGGCGTCCAGGATTTCCGAGGGCGAGTCATGCCCGGGCCCGGTTTCCGGGCGTGCCGGGGTGGAAGGCGGCGCGGCGCTTTTCACCATCGCGTCGAACAGGGAACGGCGTGCCTGGTCCGGGTGCCAGCCGCGCTCGACAGCTTCGCGCCTGATATGTGCGGCGGTTTCGGTGCCGACCAGGGCGCGTGCGGCGTCAATCGCGCCATCAATGCCGGAGATACGATCACGTTCTGCGCGCTGTGCCTCGGCGCGCAAAGCGTCAAGATCAGGCGGCGTTTCCACCGTGGTGGTTGCGGGCGGCGACGCGGCGGGCGGCGCCGAAGGGGCTGCCGGGGTTTCCGGCGTCGTCTCGGTCATGGGGGGTTCCTCATTATCCAGGGCAGGTTCAATGGCGAAGGACGGCGCGCCCTGCGGCGCCGCGCCTCGTACTTGCGCATCCCGATCAACGGGGATGGGCACGATCGAAATCTCAAAAGGTTCCCAATCCACGGCGCGGTAGATCATCTCGCCGCTCACCGGATCGGGGCGCTGGTCATAGCGATGCACGCGATAGCCGATGCTGACCGCGCGCAGCGTGCCATCGGCAATGCGCTGCCAGAGCGGTTCCACATCAGCAGCGCCAGAAAATTGCAGCCGCGCATGGCCGCGCCCGCCTTCAAGCCGGGCGGCAATCACACGGCCCAGCACATCGCGCGCATCGCTGCTGCGATGGGTATTCAGCACAGGCGCATTGCCGGAGCCGAGCTGCGCCATGCGGACCGCATTGGGCGACATGTCCAGCTCCTCGGTAATGCCACCGAGTGATGGGACAAAGTTGCGCGCCCGCGCGCCGGTGGACCAGACGACCTCAACGGTGCGCGCGGCACGATCGACGGTGGCCGGTGCCGTGATGGCACGGCGGGCGGTGATCGATTGCCCATTGGAGGGAAGTCGATCGGGCAAAGCGGGATCAACCGGCGCGGGATCGCTCCCGCCCGGGTCGGTGGTTTCGGTCATGGGGAGCCCTATGCTGTGGGGGTATCTGGCGGCGTTGGTGCAGCCGCCCCGGCCGCACCTGTGGCCGCAATTTCCACTGCCGCCATTTGCGCTGCGTCCTGCGCGCCGCCGGATTTGGCGACACGGCGCGGATCGGTATCAAGCGAGATGCCCGCCGCATCGAGCGCGGCATTAGCTTCGCGGATCATCTCGACCGCCGAACGGAAATCATAGCCAAAGGCACCGGCGGCTTCCGGCTGCGGCACAAAGCCCGCGCGCACCTGGGCGATCAAAGCCGTGGTGTCCTTGAGCGGGTCGATCATCTCATGCGCTGGCGGGACATGCGCCACACCTTTCGGCATCGCATCCGCCCAAAGGCCGAGCAGCGCGCCTTGGGCGTGAAAGCGCTCGGCGATGGGCCGCACCAGCATCGGGATCAGCATGCCGTATTGCATCTGTTCGCAGAGCCGGCGGAATTCGATCTTGCCGGCGCGCAGGCTGGAGTAATTCGCCTGGGTCAGATCGCCGGAGACCTGGTCGTAGGTGAGGCCCGCGCCGACAGCAGCGGCTTCAAGCGAGCGTCGCGCAAAGGCGGTATGCGATCCACCGCCGGAGGGGTTGACCACGCTTACATCACCCTGGCCACGCCGGTAGAGGATCATCCCAGGCTCAAAGCTTTCCACCGCGCGGCCTTGTGCGTCGCGCAGCAGGCCAGGATTGGCGTCGCTCGGTTTGGTCAGCGTTTCCTCGCCGTCATCCGTCACCACGGCGGCGAGGCAGGCCTCGATCTTGGCCTTCATCAGCAGCGCGGCTTCGTAATCACCAAGGTCGCGCAGCCGCAGCAGTACGGGCGCGAGCCAGGAGACATCGCGTAATTGCCCAGGCCGCCGCTTGCGGAACACATGCAGCACATCGCGCGCGGGGATGAAATCACTCGCCAGCCGCGCGCCAGGCAGCATCCATGCGCCGGGATGCGTCGGGAAAAGCCAATAGCCAATCGGCTCGCCAAAATTCCCAAGTGCGATGCCCTGGATGGTCGGCGCGCCATTCACCACGCCATTGCGCGCCGTATCCAGATGATCGCTTTCCAGCACCTGCAAGCTGAGGCCGATCGGGTTCCGCGGCGATCTCGGGACGGTCAGCAGCCGGATGAAGCATTCACCGCTTTCGACGACGGCACGCATGGCCAGCGCCTGCAGGCCGTAGAGATCGAGTTTGCCCTCAGCATCGCAGGCGGTGCTTTCCGCCCAGGCCTGCCAGGCATTGCGATGCGCGGTTTCAGGCCAGCGCGTCGTGATGCCAGCTCCGACCGCGTTGCCGGTCCAAAGATCGACAATGCGTGCGGCATAGGAGTCATTGCGCACCGCATCGCGCGCGCGCCTTGCGACGCTGGCGGCGGCCATGCCGACCTCGCCATTCGCGCTGCCGCCCGAGGGCGACCAGGTCGAGGCACGGTTCTCCTGCGCGGCCGCATAGCCCCGGAAGGCATTCCAAGCGGCGCGCAGGTGGAACTTCATTCGGCGGGTGCCTCGGTTACTGCATCAAGCAGCGCGCCGGCGGCGTCGGCCATCGGGCCATGGCAGGCGGTGCGATCGGCCGCGACCCAGGCGAGCGCAAGGCTTGCTGCCTCGGGCGGCGAGAGTTCCTTCTCCCAGGCGATCTGACGCAGCCGGGCGAAGGCGCGGAAGGCCTCCTCCGGCACGCCAAGCGCTGCCGCCAGCGTGGCGGGTTGCCAGTGTTGGGTATGGGGCATGGTGATTTCCATGAATTTTGTGGATAGCCGGACCATCGGCACGCTATGCAAGGAGCAGTTCTGGTTTGGCTTCTCTGGGGAATGGAATGGCGGCAAAAGTCACAGCCAAGGGTCAGGTGACTATTCCAAAGAAGATCCGCGATCTGCTTGGCATTCAGGCAGGCAGCAAGGTTGCTTTTACGCTTGCTGAGGATGGTCGCGTCAACCTCAGCAAGATTGATAAGGAAAGCGCTTCCGGCGGGCAGCCCAACCGTTTTGCCGTTCTGCGTGGCAGTAGCAGCTCCGGCATGAGTACGGAGGAAATCATGGCACTAACGCGGGGTGAGAATTGACGTCACGCGGGCGCCCTTGATTCTTCACCCCAAACGAGAAAATTGTACCAGCGTCACGCCCGGCCGCCGCGCAGTGGCACTCTCGGCGCCGCAAAGCGCTGCCATGGCGCGGCCCAATTCATCCAGGCTGCGGTATTCCACGGTGCGGCCTTCGAAGGTCACGCGTGTGACGCCGCCGGTATAGGCGGCGACCAGCACAGCAGCGCGGCTACCCGCAGGCTGCGCCAGCGCCCAGGCGAGGGTGGCGGGGTCCAAGGCTGATCACCCGCCCGCGCCGCGCGCGAGGGCGCGCAGGATAGGCAGGATCTGCGCCCCACCTGCACCAAGCGCGACCAGCACCGCGACGATGCCCCAGATCGCGCCCTCAATCCGGCGTGTCTGCTTGCGCAGGCCACAGATTTCCTCGCGCACCGCCGTGTAGCGCTCGGCACAGCGCTCGACATGCAGCGACAGATCCT